AGCTACTAGGGTATGTCCTTCTTTTAACAGTCATACGTAGTAATATTTGCCCCCTGTAAAAAACTTTTCATTCTATTACTTAATGGTGCCACATCTAAATTCATTCCTGCATAGTAGTTACGCACCGTCGGGCTCATTTCACCTGCATCATTGTTACTAGCATATTCAGGGAATGTTGAGCTTCCCTTGTCAGTTAAGTAATCAATCAATCGTTGCCTATAAAACTGAGCTGCATCTGTAGCTGTGTCCATTAAAGGCTTTATATCGTCATAACTAGCACTAGAAGATTGTTCTGTGCCACCCATAACTACAACTGCATTGTTTACGAACCTTAGCCTTAAATACGGTGCTAATTGTGCAAAAGAAAATTGTACAAGAGCAGGTTGTATATAAGTTTCCATTAAAGTCTTATAATCACCTGTAAGTGTGCCACCTTGTATTTTAGTTTTTAGTGCTTCATATAGATCAGTTCCAAGTACAGGAAGTATATTCATATCCTGTGCCAATAGTATATAAGGCATTATAAGGTTGTCATCTACTGAACCACCTAATGCTGTGTCTTTTTTTAATCTTGTTGCTGATATAAATAATGTATGTTGTATAGCCATATTTTAATTTTTTGCTCCTGGATATTTCCACCAATTATTACCTCTGTTAGCTGCTTCTTTTGATTCTTTTATACCTCTTGGTTTTGGTTCATAAGTTTTTGGTATAGATGAAACCTTTTTATAATCTTCTAATGGTTGCCCTTCTATTAATTCTGTGTTAGCTTTTAATCTGTAAAGAACAGCAGCAAAAGCGTGGGTACAGTAAACCCCGCCTTTAAAACGAAACAAATCGTATTTTCTTCCTTTATGCCCAAACTGCTTATTTACACCTTCACGACTAGCTTTGTCTATATCCTCTATCCTATAAACTATACCTTGACTTGCTAATCTCATCATATTTTTACAAAATGGTCTTGATTTGCCAATAGGTTTTTTACCGTTTGGTGTTCTTGTTCTTTTACTTTTTTTAAAGTATTTAAATCTAACTTTATAATATGATTTATCTAAATAACTAAAACCATCAGGTTTTGCTGTTATTTCATCAGCAAATTCTTTTTTATCTAAATGCTTTATTAGACTGTCCGCCCATTCTTCATAATCTTCAATCAATCCTTCATCTTGTTCATCTACAACTTCCCATTTGTCTAAATCTATTTGTTCACCTTCTAAAGCATCAAATACATCATTAAATTCTTCATCAGATAAATCAGCTCTAACACCTTCTATTTCTTTTACTTTTTTTTTTGCCCAAGATTGTCCTGCATCACCACCCCACAATGCCCAAGCAATTCTTCCTGCTGACGGAAACCCATCTTCACCTATTTCAAACCCTTCTGCTTTTTTATCTACTTCGTGTCTAGCGAAAAAACTGTTCATACGAGAAATAGTGTCAAAACTAAGATTGTCACCGTTCTTAATATTAGTAGCTCTAGCAACTGCAACTTGAGTCCCACCACGCCCGTATTCTCTACGCCATTCTAAACCCTTTATAGCTTCGTCAATCATTCCTTGCGTTGGCTTTGTGTCTATATCTTTTAAATCTTTAAATTCTTGCTTTAAATTATCTGTATTTATGTCATCTTTTGTAACACCTTCTTTTTCTTGTTCTTCTTCTGATTGTGTCTTAGTAACTTCTAAATCAATGAAATCAGCAGGTTTAAGCGACTTAAAGTATAAATCAAGGTTTATATCATTAACTTTAAATATCTTCTCTAAACCCTTTAAAAGCGTGTTTTGGAATGGAATAACGACAGTATTTGTAAATAAACTAAAGGCATCACGTAATTCGTCTGCATTATTTCCTAAACCACCACCTTCTGCTCTAATACCAAATAATATTGGTGACGTAACTCTATGCCCTGCTAAGATTTGATTTACAGCCTGTTTTGACATACCTTCCCAAGCACTTTGTGCATCATTCATTTGGATAGGTTCTATTATAGGTGCTGTTTCTTTTCCGTCATTGAAAGTGATTAGTATTTTACCTGCATTTCCACTACCTGCAAATTTAGCGTTTAATTGACGCTCTATAGTTCTACGTTCTTCATCAGTAGGCACTCCATTAGAAAATCCAACGTGCATTGACGGAGTCATACCGCTAGTTATATTAGATAAGTGAAACTGAGCAATCTCTAATTCCATTTGAATCCAATCTGTAGCAGCTACATAATCAGGTGCAAAACCATAAAATAAAGCAGGGTTTTTATCTCTAATCATTAAGATTTGACTAGCTTGTGTTCTGTCATCGGTATTGAAAGCTGCATAAGCACGTGGTCTGTATTCTTGTTTTTTAACTTTTGACCAATCAGCACTATAATAATATGTATCTATTTCACCGTCAATCATTTTACCTGAACGTATATACTGAGCAGGTATATGTTTCATCTTAGCAATCTTTGACCTGTCCCTCGACCATATAACATTAACGTAACAACCACCGAATAGCTTTAAGTCCATAGCTAGGTCTTTTAGCACATCGTCATCTGAATTATGCAATAGTTCTGTTAATCGTAAATATGATTCTTTTGTGTCTGTAGTTTCATCTGCATTTGTAGCAGCTAATCCTTCACCATAAATCATTGCACCTATAGACTTAATCAATGCACCATTAATAGCACTACCTAAGAATAGGTCTAGTAAGTAGTTAGGATATAGATTGTCTTTTCCAAAAGAAACCCAATCATTCTTAGAATCTTCTACTAAGTGAGGAATGTTGTAATGTGATAATTTTATTAAGTCTAATTTCATAGTTATATTGTTATATAAACGCTTTCAGTGTCAGAATCGTTTGTAGTATATTCGTTGTATGTTACAGACCTAGTATTACTTGTACTAGATAAATTCATTAAACCCGTATATACAACACTAAGACCTGAAGGGTCAAGATTTACAGCACTTGAATTTTCATATATTGTAACATCATAAAAACCTAAAGGGAAATCGGTTGTTCCTAAATGTAACTGACCTACGGATAAGTTCTCGCTAGTTGTTGTAAAGTATACCACCTCTAAATATCTTTCTTTGTTAGTAGTTACTGTCGAAAGAGGCAAAAAGGTCTTAGATTTGCCTGTTAGTTGACTCGTAAAGGTTATTAATAAGTTAGTAGAAGTCATTTCATCATAAAGATTAAGACGAAATCTACAAACAGTAACCCCTGTATCTTGTATAGTTTGTATCATACTTCTTCAAAAAATTCATTAAATAATTCTATAGATATTTCTTTTATTAACTCCATACGTTCCTGTGTCGGTTCAGGTGTTATATTTCCTCTAAATTCAGGCTTTACTTGAAACATCTTTTTTCTTTTTAGTTTCTTTTACAAATAAAGCATCTCTGACGCTTTCGTTAAGTCTTTCAATTTGCTTTTGTGTTAAGTCATTTAATGGGATATTGATAGTGTCAATGCTTTTACCTTCCCATTCTTTTTTTAATTTCCAAGCCATAGTAGTTTATTATAAATATAAAAGTTAAGATATTGTTTTTTAGTGTACAAAAAAAGGGGCAAAAAACCCCTTTTCTTTTCTATTTAGAGTAACGATTAAGTTCCTGGTGTAATTGTTAATGCTGCATCTGCATCACCTAACCCATCAAACGGATAATCTGTTTGTGCTGGACCACCTGATGCAGGAATCTGAATCAACGCATTTTTTTCTTCTGCTGCCCATTCTATTGTATATCCTGTTAAATCACCTTTAGCAGCACCTGTTACAACAGTACCACCTGTTACATGACAACCACCATCAATACCTAATAAGAATACATTGTCGTTTTCATCTTGTACAAAAATTTGACTTCTAGAATATGCCATTAGCCTAAGCTCGTTAGTCATATCGTGGTCAATCTTTTGTAGTGTTACAGATAATGTTTGATTGAAGAATGTAGTTCCATTAGCATTGTCTGATTGTATATTAACAGTCATACTAGATAAGTTTGGCACTAGGTCATATTTAAATACTTCTACAGTACCACCACAACAAGACCATGTAGCAAAACCTGCTGTAGTCATTTCTGTACTGTTTACTGTAGCAACAGCAGATACATTATTGCTGTATGATTTAGCAATATAAATGGCTTTTAGACCACCGATAGCATCTTTACAATCTATTAAACGTCCTCTTGTAATATTACAAGCCATAATTATTATTATTAAAAGTTAATAAAAGGGGAGTATATTACAACTCCCCGTTTAAAGTATCTATTATGTCCAAACAGTTGAACCGTAAACACCATCTGTTGCAACAGCCGTTTGTACTCCTACAGCGAAGTTCATAACAACTCTAACGTTGTCTGAACCGTCATATTCGTAAGTAGGAATCAATCGAGCTTCAGTCCAATCAGTAGCTAAATTTGTTCCGAATACTAAGTTTTCAGGATAAGTGAAAAGAATAGTGTCGTTGAACATACCTGGACATCTGTATATTGGATATCCAAAGTAAGTTGCAGTATCAGCTTTTGCATCAAATCCTAATCCTGAAATTTGTCCTTGATTAGAACCTGCAGCAGCTAATGCTTGAATGTAGAATCCATAAGTTTTATTGTTCATATAGAAACCAACACCAGGCTTAGTAAGTATTCCTGAGATATCAGAAGCAGCTTTATTATATACAGCAGCCATATCATCTAAGATGTCTGAAGCAGCTAGAGCATCAGCGAAATCTACTTCGCTAAAGTCTTTACATGCAGAAGCATCAGCACCCGCTTCGTCTTGGTTACCGTCATCAGATAAGAAACCTGTTCCAAATGGAGCAGCTCCTTGCCATATACCAATTTCTAATTGAGCAGCAGCTTTTCCTGCAATTACTTGTAATAAGAAATCAGAAAAAGATTGTGGTAAGTCACCATTTCTGTCCATTCCTTGTCCCATCCAAGTAGGGAAAATTGTTCCTCTACAAATTTCTTCATTTACTTTAAGGTCAGTAAGTGTTAAAACTTGCTCACTTGTTGATGTGTCATTTCCTGAAGAAAACGAACAAGCAGCAGCCACGATAGGATTGCTCGAAGCAATATTGTTGATAACCGCAGATTTTGTTAAACCATCTAATATTCTAACATATCCTTTTGCAACTGTGTCAGGACTTCTCAAGGCAGCGGTCACATAAGGCATCGCGTGAACACCTGCATACGTATCACCGTTTACAGTAATGTCAAATTCACGTCTTTTTGATAATTGAATTTTATTTGCCATTTTTTTTAAATTATTTATTGTTAATGTAATAAGCTGTCCTTTCCATTGGTGACAGTTTTGCTAGGTCAACAGTAGCATTAATGTTTCTTCCTTCAGGATTGTATTCAATACCTTCACTTGCAGGTTCACCACTTAATTCTACTATTTTACTTTTTAATTCTTCTATTTGAGTCATAAGTTCACCTATAACTTCATTGGACATCTCAGTCTTTTCTTCTTCAACAAGTTCTTCTTCTGTTGATAATTCTTCTTCAGCAGATGCTTCTACTTTATCTGCTTTTAAATCAGCAACAGCATCTTCAAGATTTTTGATTCTTTTTTCCATTCCTTCCCAATCAGCAACATCAGCTTCTTCAGCTAATTCTTCTTCTTTAGATTCAACTTCTTCAGAAAGTTCTTCTTCAGATGCTTCAACATCTTCAGCTTCTTTTTCTTCTCCTAAGTCTAGGATTTCAGAAGAATCACCGATTGTCATTTTATTACCATTTTCCATAGTG